CCCTTCTTGATTTTAGCCAAGCCCCAGACACGCTCACCATCACTTAGGCTACCAGCCGTATCCATTTCCATATGCCCTGCTTCAGTAAACTTTTTAAAGAAGGACATTGTTTCATGGTTCTGGAAAGGGACAAACCCTTCACCGCAATGGGATAATACGCGGTTATCTGAATCACGAACTACTGCATAATGCTCATTAGCGCGGAGCATTTGTGCTTCACCTCGAGGGTCATTAAGATCCCATGTATTTGGTTTATCTGCAAAGTACATCGGACGTTTACTAACTGTCCAGTCTAGCTTTGCAGCTTTGAGCATTTGCTCAGGTGTGAGGTTGCCCTCAACTTTTTCGCCAAGCCCATGCCAAGGAACCTGTCCCGCATAAGCCATTGTTTCAACCATATGTGCCATTTTATCTTCCTTTCTATAAAGAGTTAAGCACCAGTGTCTACACTAGGTAGAACATCAAAGTCAGACAAAGCAATGTCCAACCAACAAGTGTTGCCTTCAGAACTAATAGCAATGTGGCAACGCATTTCTACATCGTTATGCAGCAGTGTCTCGATAATTGGGAACTTAAACCCATCAGACAAACGCTTTATAAACTTAGGCTCAACGGTACGGTTAGCTTTGCGCTGTATCGCACGTTCATTAAGTCTAGCGAACTGCTCTTTAGTTAAGTATTTTACGTCGGACATACTAGCCCCTTTCTGTGGGTGGTTTGTGTATAGGTATATTTAATAGGTGTAGCTTTTGGAGCGCAACCACAAACAGGTCGCTATGACTATTATGCTGGGATTTGATAACCACGGCTATACATAGGGTGTATTAGATGAAGATGTTGTAAAGCGCGAGTAAGACCCACATAAAACACGCGAGCCTCATCCAGATGTTCGTTCTCAAACTTACGCCACATAGAATAGGAACGACGCATAGTATCAGTGAGAAGCATAACATTATCTGCTTGTGCTCCTTTAGCTGAATGAATCGTAGAGATTCGGATACGTGGTTCATCTGTCAAAGATTCACCTTTACGAAGGCAAGCCTTAATATAACGTCTATCATTTTCTGATATCTTACCTAATCCTTCATCCCAAGGTAAGGTGTGTAATAGACCATGGAAATCTAAAAGGTCTTGCATTGCATATCGCTGGTCGGATTGTCCTTTATTAAATGTCTTATGACCATATGCTACTTGGCTACCCAACAGCATTTGACCATACACTACACGCACCTGTTCTGCATTCAGGGTAGAACCATTCCTCATATTTTCCCATAAACGTACAGCTTCCAAAACTTTACCATCGATAGATTTACTGCCATTGTAGATATATAAATGGCCTCGGCGACGTACCTCTTCTTCTATTTGTTTTGCCCCTCTTGTTGTACGGCTTAACAAAAGCCAATCACCGTTAGCCATATTCACTTCTTCGGAGTGCCTATGCCAATTAATGCAACCATCCTCATCCCGTGGGTTGAACTCTTTGGGTCTTCTATCAATAACTCGCTGAATAACTTTTTGACTAAGTGCATGATGAGTGGCGGGAATCCTGTAACTTTGATCCAGCACAGTAACACTTCCTTGCAACCCTATGAAGTAGTCTACATCTGCACCCGCATAGCGGAAGATAGCTTGGTCATCATCGCCAGCTACAAACACCTCTTTGGCATTAGCTTGTAATAGATGCACCATTTTCCATTGTAGGGGTGAAAGGTCTTGGGCTTCATCAATAAAGACTACCTCAAGTTTAGGTGCTAACTCTCTATAACAAAACTGCTCAAGCATATCAGTATAATCAAAAAGCTGGTATCTATCTTTCCATGCTTTTAAACCTCTATCAACATAATCAACTCTAGCCCAATCTGTTTTTAAAGGGACAGTAGACTCATTGTATGATTGCCGTAATGGTTGTTGTAGTATTCGGGCGATGTTTATTATTTCTAAAAATTTATCACCATAACCAAAATCCTTGTACGGACCTTGGTCAGTTAGACCTGAGTTGAAAAAGCCACCTATCTTTAACCATTCGCCAACCTCGGGAAACTTATCCGCAGTCATTATCTGATTATGGTTAATACCCATCTGCATAAAGGCAAGGCTATGAAGGGTACGGAAGAAAGGTAGATCACGCCTACTTAATTTAAATTTACTACAAGCACGATCTATTGCTTCTGCCGCTGCACGACGAGTAAAACCGAAGTAACCAATACGATCAGGTGGAACACCCTTTAACATATACTCTTCGACCTTGTTTAACAGATAAGTTGTTTTCCCTGTTCCTGGAGGTCCGAGTATTATGTTCATCAGAGTATTTCTTCTTGATCAGGTAAGTGTGGTAACTCTAATGGCTCTTGGCTATCTGCAAAGTAATCCTGTGGCAATGACCATACATGGACACCTTTGTTTTTAACACGCCAAAACATTTTTTCAGCTTCAAGCCCCTGTAACCTAAGAGTTATTTTGTTGGAGGTGTAGTGGTTAAAGTCATTAACAGTCAGGTGCTTTTTAATATCTTTAACTTGAAAGAATACCTTATCTTCTAACCATACCGCTACACCTTGTAGCACATCTTCACGCTCTGTACCTTTAGCTCTATCAGTACAAAATTGTGAGAGTAAATCTTCAAACTCACCTTTTATTGTAGCGTCAGGAGGCACTTCCACAATGGTTAAGTTATCCAATAATAATTGTATACGTGTCTGCCATGCTCTTTGGCTAACAGCAATAGGTAATTTATTGATTTGGGCTACACAATCCCTTTGGAAACGAGTCTGGCTAATCAAACCATCTGTACTTAACTCCAGCCTATTACCATCTACATCTAATAACCATATCGGTGGGTCACCATCAATTTTTGTAAGGCTAGACATCTGGTTCTGTACACCAGCCGGACCAACACCAAATTTACGAGTAACACATATATCTTTATTACAAAAAGGTTTGATGGGTTGGTCATCACATTTATAATAATAATCTTTACGTTGTAATTGTTTGATAACAGCACCTACCTCTGTATGACTAAGAGGGGGCTGTAAGTAATCAACATTATATCTTTGCACTAATGCTTCCCAATTATCAGCATCAAACATTCGTGCGTACACACCCAAATTAAAGAGAGCATTGTTGCGTGAGCCTTCACCAAACCCTTGCTGACAAAGTTCATTCAAACAAGGTGGACCATCCTTTAACTTTGGTTCCGGTTCTGAGATACGGTACTTTGCAAAATCCTCAGGTGTTATTAGATATCGTGCTGCTTTTGTTACAAAATCTTTAGGCGGCATTAACTCGCCTTTAAAATCATAAACAGACCGTGTACTTAAATCACCTTTAAAGTACGGCATATTCAAACCATTACCAGTATCACCACGGTCTACCAAAATGGTTGTTTGTTTAGGGAATATTTCACCTTCAGCATGGCCTAATGATGCAGCTAACTCAGTAAGTTTAGATTGTACAAACTCAGCTTTCAGAGCATCTTTAAAGAAAAAATAAACATGAGCACCACCACTTTTACTACGTCCTACCCATCCTATAATTTTTGCTTCTTTTAATTTATTTACTAATAATTGATGGTCAACACTATAATTATCAATATCAATCGCACCCCATTTACACAGACTATCATCACGAATAGGAATGATTCCTAAACCCTGTTTACCATCAAGGTGCTGTTGCCAGAGTTCTTCTGTGGGTGGCTCTTTTATAATTTTGTATACGCCTAGACGTTTACCATCACCGCGCTGTTCTTCAGGGTTAAACACCCCATGAGCACGTTTATTACCATCAAAGAGTTTTAAAAACTGTTCTGCTAATGTCATTGCTTTCTCCAATGAGAAGGGTGGGAGAGTAAGGTTAGTTGATACCTAAACCCTACCCTCCCGAGCAACCTAGAGGCGATCAACCCCCTTGGTTGTACTTAAAAAGGCACATCATCATCTGGTGGTGTGCCTTTATCCACAGGTGTAGTAGGGGCTGTTTCTTTTACCTCCACTTCACCAGCTTTTACTGATTTAGCGAACTCTACTGCCATTGAGAAATTAGCATGGTCTGTAGGGTTATGGGGCTTACCGTCTTTATCAAGGGATAAATCCATCATACCCACTTTTGCAATATCCCAACCAAACCAATTACCTTTATCATTGCTTTCAGCAACAGTGGATAGTTGGTAGGTATGGGACATCATGGGTAAAGTATATGATTCACCGTTTGATTTTGTACCTGACAGAGCTTGCATTTGTGTGACCCATTTACGAGCTTTCTTTAACTGTGTACTAGACATAGTTATTAAGCACCGTTGCGGACCATCCTCATCAAGCAAGATTACAAAGAACTGTGCTGTATTAGTAAGTATATTACCATTAGGCAGGATATCCTCACCACGCTCATTCTTTGTTGTAGTATTGGTAATAGGGTCATCAGGATGGTAAGAACCAAAATAGCCACCACCTTTTTCCCTAGGAGCCCATTCTACAAACCTACGATTGTAATAGCATGGGACAACAGTCACACCCTTTTCACCATCGTATGCTTTATTAGCTACCGTATTAAACATCATACCAGCTTCAGCACCCTCAACATAAGCACCATCACGCTTATTCACTTGTGGACTGAGTTGTGCAAGTATGCGTAAAAACGGTACTGCCATATCTTGTGAGGTGGTTTCCTCAAAACCCAAACCACCCATATCCTCAAACTGGGATGCCATTGCTATCGCAGTTGATTCTTTCTTTGCTACTTCTGTTGCCATATCTACCTCCGTATTTTGGCTCTCTGCCCCACATAAATACCCAACAGGTCATATGGCAAATTCTCGCCCTTTTCTACCTGTTCCTTCACAAACGACTTTAGTGTCATGGGTTCCACCCAAGTCTTAGTTTGTGTTTGCATACCGCGCTGTTCAAGCTCGGCAAGCAAATCTTTAGCAGAGTTATCCTCACCACGACCAAAGGCCGCTGTAACGTGGTTCTTTATAAGGGAACCATGCCCTGCTTCTATAAGCCATTGAAAGGCTTCATCCGTACGGTCTTTGGCAATGCTGGCATTATAATAAGGCGCAACACTAATCTCACTGCCATCCTCCATCTTAAGTTCAGTAACCCCATACTCTTGCAAAGCGGCTGGTAACAAGTCTTCTGCTACCTTGCGATGCTCGCGTTTGGAATCCTTTAACTCTAACTCTAGATCAGCAATGCGTTTCTCTAACGCAATTTGTTGTTTGCATAGGTTACTCACAGTGCTGATACCCGATTGATTTATGCTGGTTAGGTCTCCAGCTACACTTTCAAAGTCCATTAACTAGACTCCTTCCTATGATATAGATCTACTTCCAACGGATAATAGCGTTCCTCTAACCTATCCCACTTTAATGCTTTAAACCTACCATTGTTCATTCGGGCTGCTTCAGCACAGGCAATGCCTATACATAAAGGGTCACCAGATAATAATAAGTAATCATTATCATTAAAGTTACGAAGGCCTCGGCTAATCCTACGCACCGTTGGTTGAGTGCTGAATGAAACCTGTTCCTTAGCCGGAACAAGTATCTGCAAATCGCCAAAGGCAACTGCATCTGTGATATCTCTACCACGCACTTCTTGTGTAATGTAGACTGTCACGGCTTTCTACTCCGCTGCTTTCTATGCTTAGTGGTATTACCAAGCAAAATTACCTTACACATTTATATATAGGGGTAAAACAAAAAACTTATCATTGTTATCCATCCGATATTTTAATATCTGATATCTGATATCTGGGAATTGTTCATTTACAAACGGTTACTTTGAGCCCCTACGCGAGATAGAACACGAACATAAAAACATATGTAAGATTTTGGTTTTTGTGCTATTATAAAAAGTACCCAATAGAAAGCGGTGTAATGCGTTACAAATTTAAATACAAGCCCTACGAGCATCAGCTCGAGGCACTAAAAAGATCGTGGAATAAGAAAGAATTTGCCTACTTCATGGATATGGGGACAGGTAAATCAAAAGTTCTTATTGATAATATGTGTGTACTCTACGACCGTGGAGAGATTACTGGTGCATTGATAGTTGCCCCTAAAGGTGTATACCGAAACTGGGAGCAAGGTGAACTACCCACGCATATTCCTGAGCATGTTATGTATGATACAGTGCTATGGAATCCTAGCCAGACTAAAACACAATTAGAAAAACAAAATAAACTTTATGTTGTAGATGATAACCTAAAGATTTTTGTTATGAATGTAGAAGCTTTCAGTACTAAGAAAGGTTGTGAAGCTGCAGAACGTTTTTTAAATGCACATCCTTCCCTTATGGTTATTGATGAAAGCACTACTATAAAAAACAAAGATGCTAAACGTACTAAGAGTATTGTGAAGATAGGTAAAGTTGCACAGTACAGACGTATACTTACAGGCTCACCAGTAACAAAAAGCCCTATGGATCTGTATACACAGGCAGAGTTTCTTGATGAATGGTTATTGGGGCATAGTAGTTTTTTCAGTTTCCAATATGAATATGCCATCGTACAAAGGCGTAGTATGGGAGCGCATAGTTTTAATCAAGTAGTAGGGTATCGTAATTTAGATAAACTCAATGGTATACTTGAAAACTTTAGCTATCGCGTAAAGAAAGAGGACTGTTTAGATTTACCTGATAAAGTATATATCAAACGTAGTGTAGAGCTCACTGAAGAACAAAAGTCTGTTTACAATAGTTTAAAAACATTTGCTCTTGCCTTATTAGAAGATGGTTCAGTGACTACTGATACTATCCTTACGCAATTACTCAGGCTGCAACAAGTATGCTCAGGCCATGTAAAAATGGATGATGGCGAAATGAAAACTTTCAACTCAGCTAAACTGCCAGAGCTTATGTCTGTATTAGAAGAAGTAGATGGTAAAGTTATTATATGGGCTAACTTCACACATGATATAAAAACAATAGAACAAGAAATATCTAAAATGTATGGTGCTGAAACAGTAGCTACATACTATGGGGAAACAGAGAGTGATGAACGGCAAGCTATTGTAAACCGCTTTCAGGATCCAGACAGCCCTCTTAAATACTTTATAGGCCAACCACGCACAGGTGGTTATGGGCTGACTCTGACAGAAGCTAAAACTGTGATATACTACAGTAATAGTTTTGACCTTGAGATAAGGTTACAAAGCGAAGATAGAGCGCACCGTATAGGACAAACAAGTAAAGTTACTTATATAGATATTGTAGCTGATAAAACAGTAGATGATAAAATACTGTTAGCATTACGGAACAAAATCAATATAGCCAGCCAAGTCCTTGCTGAAGATTTTAGGGATTGGATTGTTTAAGGTCTTGAGATTATAACAATCATAGCGATAAAAAATACCGCTGCTGCTAAGACCGCACCAATTACTATCAACCCTTGTTTTAAATTTTCCGCAGCTTCTTTTTCCTGTTTACGTTTTAAACGACGAGCCTCGGCTTCAGCTTCTTTAGCTTCGCGTATACGTTTAGCTCTTTCATCTAAAATACTTCTCCATGTTCCATGACCAAATCGCATATCAACCATACTGGCTATTTCTCGCATTTGTTCTTGGGCTAACCTTGCATCTATTACTTCCCTAGCAACATTAGTAACGCCAAACTGATCACCTACACCAACGCCCGACTGTTGATTACGACGTTGTTGGACTTGTTTTTCTCCCTCAAAGAGTTTGTCTATAAAACCCGCAATATCACCAACATCATTAGCAGTACTGATAGCACCTTTAATACCATCAACAGCACTTTTGAATAAGGCTATCCCTGCGAGAGCAGTGGATATGGGTTCCATATCATACCTCCCGCATACGGGAGACTAACCGTTCAGCACGATTTGTTACTTGGTGATACCATTTTGAGTCAACCATTTCATCGGCTGCTTGCTGCCAATCACGTGCATCGACACCAGCTTTCATACCTTTGAATTTGCTTAACCGAGGGTATCCCATATTGAACATCATATTTGCTATTATTAGTTGCACTTCTTCTGGTAAGGAATCAAAGTCGGCGTACAATCGTTCACAGTCTTCGAGGACTGTTCCAACATCTTTATTAAAGCACTCTGCGACTCTATCTGTTGTGATAGATGTTCCGACTGGACGGTTATGCTCTTCGTCAGATTCAGTGACCAAGTGACCAATCCCAAAAGTAGGCAGACCCAAATGATCCAAGTATATTTCATACTTACACCCCTCATCTGCTTCTATTTGTTTCCGTAATACTTCAAGATCCATTATGCTAATCCCATGATACCTTGGTTACGACGATTTGCTATTGCACCACCTAACTCATCGCGAGGAAACAGAGAGGAAAAGTTCGTAATCCCTGCACCCTGACTAGCTCTAGGTGATGGTTGTATCTGTGGTGCGCTCGCTAATTGCGTAGGCGCAGGAGTAGTAGGGGCAACAGAACTAATTTGTTGTGGTAATGTTCCTGTTTGTAAAGGACCACCTGTACGTTCTATTTCTTCTTCAGAAGTTTCGGGACCTAAATTAGAACCAGTTTGCCCAAAAGTTCCAGGAATACCATCTTTGAATTCTATATTCAAACTATCTGTTATCTGGTTTAAAAGGGTTGTTGCCCCATTAATAAATCTAGCAGAACTTTTTATTTTAGTAGCGCGTTCCAACTGAGCAACGGAAGGGGTTGCTGATAAAACTTTTCCCATTAAAGAGTTTGTAAACAGAGGTCTCAAACCACCAGCAATTAATTTACCGCCTGGATCTAACAAGGCAGAACGTATAGAACCTGTAGCAAAAGCACCACCAACATCGGGGGCATTGCTTAAGAAAGCATTATAAATACTCATATCAGTTACTGTGTCAAAATATTTTTGACCAGCTTTATCCATAACAAGCTCACCTGATTCTTTTACAACACCAAACAAAGGTTTGAAGGCTTCATAAGCTCCAGAAAAATTGGAAAGTTTATTTAATTCACTAGATAGTATCGCAGGATTTATAGTAGTTTTGCCTTGGCTATTTGAACCTATTCCTTGGTCTACCACCCTTGATTTATCTAATATATCTTTAAATACACTAGACCTAATTTGTGCTGCCCTTTGTCCTGTATGACCACCATTAGCTAAAATAAAATTCTGAACACCCTTATCAGCTTTAGTAGTATACAAACTACGAACATAAGTCATCGCTCTTGATGAATTCATTTGTTCATCTTTTAAAGCTGCATAAACAGGACCAGATTGTAATTGTTGAGAAGTAGTTACAAAATCATCCATAGCAGAAATTAAATTTTTATCACCATCTAGTAATTTATTAAATAGAGCCTTATCTCGTTTTTTCATTTGTACAATTAAGTCAACACTGTTTTCAGGATCCCTAATAACTTGAGCCACAAAAGAATCTTTTATATTTCTAATAAGTGCATCAGCAGTTTTTTTCTCGGTTTCGGTTACGGCTGTGGTTCTAACCATATTTTGTAGAATAGTAAAAGTCTCATCTGTGAGGCCACCGTTTAATAATCTGTCAGCTACTGCTTGTGGTGTGATATTAGCTTGGTTACTAAAAATTTGCCCAATAGATGTAAAGTTTTTTGCATCAGAGCGTTGTTTAACTAATTGTCCAGCCTCTTTGTATAAGGTTCGCCAAGCATCACTACCACCTGTTACTGCACCGTTTTCCACACCATTAACGATAAGATCATCCATGGATTTAAGAAGTTTACTGGCTGAATTTAAATCAGAACCTTCAGCTCTGCCCATAAGATCTTGGACTTGGTCACGAAGGTCTTTTAATTGTTTAAAAGAACTAACTGTTTCTTTTCTGCCTGATTGAGAAACAGATTTTACTGTTTGATTTGTAACATTAGGGTCAACAATGCTAATCAATTTATCAGTAATACTTTTTAATTCACCTTGAAGCTCTCGTGATCGTACTGTATCAGCACCTGTTCTTGTTGTTGTTTTAACAGAAGGCATAGCTTTGCCAGTAGAATCCAACAAAGAAGAAGGTGTGCTTGTTGT